GTCAGTGACTTTTTTAAAAGCTTTGCCACCAAGCGCACTGATGCGTTTAATTTTAGTACGTGGTGCGCCTAAAATCACGCCACGGCTCTTGGCCTGTTCGAGTGCTTGCTTCGTTCTTTGCGATATCATGTCGGCTTCATGTTCCGCGATCATGGCGTGCATGTGCCATTCAAGCTTGCTCATGCCTTCATGGCCGGCAACAATAATCGGGATGTTTTCCTTCAGTAACCCCGAGATAAAATGCAGATCACGTGCAAGCCTATCCGTTTTTGCTAATAAAAGCTTACAGTTAGGCGTTGCTTTAAGTAACTGCAAGGCAATATGTAAATTTGGCCTCGCTTGCTCAGTGACTTTGCGGCCAGATTCATAGTCAATAAATTCTGCGCATAGTTTACCTTCATGGTGCTTGATATGGTTTAAGCAAAGTGCGCGCTGCGCTTCGATGCCTAGGCCGCTTCGTTTTTGCTCGTCGGTTGATACTCTAAGGTAGGTTATATAGTTCATTTTGAACCCTTCTCATGCAGCACGGTGCATAAATAATCATCTAAGGCCATGCGTTCATGCTTAGGGTTAAAAGATCGATTGATTAGCCTTAAAGTTAAGGCAAGTAATATAAGCCACGCTAAACCCAAAATACAGGCGAGCGCTATCAATACATATAAACTCATGATATTAGTTCCTTATGTGGTTAATAAACGATTAACTAATGTTAATCCTTTAGCAGCCTTAAAAAAGGCCGCTAAAAGTTAACACTCAATCAGATCGTCATCATTCAAAAAATTATAAAAGCCATAGTCTGATAGACTGCCTTTATAAACAATTGATAGTTCATCCTCTAATTCTCTTATATCAATGTCATAATTCCAGTATTGATTAAAAGCATTAATGAATGTTGTAACGACAAATTCCGGCAAGTGCGGATAAAAATTGCTTTGTAAATGCATTTTTAATTGCACCTCTTTGCTTATGTTCAAATCGTTTAAAGCTTGAATATCTAAGTTTGGCATGATAAATCCCTTTATTAATTAATGTATGAAGCGCCGGATCCATGAGCTACAATAGCAATAGAAGGCGCAGAATGATGCGAACCCATGCATAACTTGCAATTCTCGCAATTGGTTCTATATCCGGCTTCTTTGCTCGCCGGACACAATATCTCATTATTTTGCTTATCAGATACAGCTGTAATAATGCGAAAAGTTCGGCGCTTACTTTGCCATGCGATGCGCGCATCTTTTAATGTATCGGCACTAATCATGGTTAGATCAGGCCTAACATCTGCGCCTTTAATGTTTGATTGATGCGTGTAGCCAGTATGCCCTTGAGATCGGGATAATAAAGTATCCCATATATAAGACGGCACCGCGGCTGGGTCGCCATAAGTTCCTAGGCGAACCATGCGATTATGGCCTAGTGCGGCTATATCCTTAGATTGTTTATAATTGCCTTTAATAAATGACTTATAAACTTGAAGCGGGCCATGAAATAACGTTACATAGCAGCTGCGCTGCGCCGCTTGTTTTTTCTTAGGGTCATTATTGGCAAGGCCGCGATGCTTACAATTGCCGCAAATAGAATAATCGGCGCCGCTTTTAGATGCTGCAAGCGGATCCATATCCGACCGGATAATGTAAGTTTGAACCATATTGCCGGTTTTCTTATTGGTACTTTTGGCAAGTGCAATGACTACAATAGGTGCGCCATCTATTAACGACTTGCCTTGATAAATTATTTCATTATTCATCTTTAAGCCCTTCCATTTCATCAAAATTAATTGCAGCCTTAATTGTATCTTCGATTGTATAAAAAAGATCTCGGCCTTTTTCTGTATTGGTTGAACCGGATCCATCTGCGTAATCTTGAACGCATTCTGAAGTAATGCCTAGCTCTTCAATGACTGCGAAATAAACGCTATCGGCTATTTCAAAAACTTGATCTTGATTTAATATATTTTTACTCATGTTCTTAGTTCCTTATATGGTTATTAAATATTGCATAAGACTGCCTCGCGGCAGTTTCGGCCAATTAGGCCTCTTCAGTTATGCTTTGCTCTTCGCGTGCTTCAAGATAAGTCTGTTCTGTTAACTTGCCGACTGCGAAGCAAAAATCAAAGTTCTCGCGGGCTTCACAAAAGGCATCATAAAAGAAGGCGTTTAATTCTTGATTAATCGTATCTTCATAATCGTAATGCTTAGCCAAAAGTTCTTTAAGAATAAACATAAGCTCATTACCTATGCACTGAGTGAGTAAAATTTCATCATGCGGGCCGCTTAGTTCGCGCTCTTCTTTATACATACCATCGATTAACTCTTTAGCTTGATTATATGCGCGCGCATCATACAAGATCATTTTGCTTGCATGCTCGGCGATGATGCGCTCTTGTTTGGTAATGTTAAGTTCGAGTAAGTCCATGTTATCAGTTCCTTATATAGTTATTAATAAATGTCACATTTCACATTGTATTACATAGATATCTATAAATGCAAGCTTTTTTTTTAAGAGGTATAATTTAAGCATGGAATATACACTGCCTAAAAAACCAAAGATTAAAGAAAAAGTTATTCAACCCGATCAAAGAAAATTCTGCGTGGTACCGCTGCGCGCAGTGATTGACAAAAGATTGACCTATGCATCATTAAGGGCTCTATGTTTATTGGCTTCTTATTGCAATAAAGCGGGCTTTACTTATGTAAGCTTAGCGCGCATGGCTAATGACTTAGGCATTAATCAGTCATCAATTCATAGGCAGATTAAAAAGCTTGAGTCATTAGGCTTTATAAAACAATTCCCGAGTTATCACGCGAACATAAAAGGGAAAACTAAGCGCATCATTTATGATGAAAATATAACAGATCGAGAAGCCGAGCAAATAGCCGGCGAACCAAAAGAAGCGCATAGTCGTGATGAAATCAAAGCGCTATATACTCAGAAAAGAATAAACAATAACAATGATATAACGAATGAGAATATGCATTCAGAAGTTAAACAATCTGGAATGATTAATAGTCATGTATTAACTAGGTTGAAAACGTATGTCTCGAATGAGCGAGAATCTCAACGCCTCGAAGCGCTCATTAATCAAGGGGAAAGCATTGAAAAGCTTGAAGCCCATCTATTAAAAGGCTTGAGCTTGCGTTATTACTTAGGCTAAACGGGCATATAGCTTAGGAAACTTGCTCAATACTACAAGCATCTATCTTATAAGTTGTTCAAATCCCAGTGTTTTCAAGGCTCTCAGAAAGTTGACCTTTCCCCCTCCCCCCACTCCTCTATATGTCTACCTGTCTTACTCAAATTTTTGACAGTTTTTTCAGATTAGCTTTAGCAGCCTTAGTACGAATCTTACGTTCTGCTGACGATAATGTTGTCCAATGTTCGAGGTCATCATAGGTGCGACCGCACCCGGAGCAGAGTGGTGCATCAGATTCTTCTATTTCTATATACCGGCAGAGATTGACGCATGGAGACTTGCTGGTGTTCATATGGGTAACCGTTTTTGTTGTGAGATTGAGATCGAAACCTAGCCCGTACAGTTAAGTACGTAAAGTACGATAGCTCTCGTTTATCCGCATATAGAGATTATCAGGCCTCTACCAACATTTCACACTACCTGTTTGATGAGTAGCACAGTTGTTAAGCTCGTTTATACCCTTTGTCGCTATCAACATACGGGTGGGCTGGGCAATGGCCCCGTACTAATTATTGTATAGATTATTTTTTTTCTGTCAACTGCTTGACACTATATTGCTAACAGATATACTTGATACATGACATTAAGAGAATTTTATCGACTCATATGTAACCTGTTTAATAGCGGTGAACCTCTGCCATGGAAATATACACGTAAGGATGGTTACTGGCAAATGTCCAAAGGATTTTTAAGCTACGATGAATCAAAGTCGGTAAGTGCATCTATTTATTTAAAGACAATCAAAGCAGCCAAAGAAGATAAGTTCGGATATCCAAAAGAAAAGCGTATTCCTAAACATAAGTTTAAAGTTCAAAATAAATATAAAGGAGATTAACGTGAGTGATCTAAAACCATTCTTAGTTAGATTGACACCACAAAGTGTTGAGCTATTAGGTAAAGCAGCAAAGGAACAAGAAAAAACAAAAGCAAGCATTATTAATGATGCAATCAAGTCTTACTTAACTAAAGACTTAAATCAAAGATTAAATCGTCTATGATTCCTACAGCAACTTTGACCCTACCT